CATGATGTGCTTATAAATAGCTTCTTCACAAAATTTGTGAACAACCATTTCAGCATCAGTACCTAAACCATCACTTATGTACTTTAAAACTATTATATCACCGTTTAAACTAGAGCTAAAATGTATAAAACCTCTTAATTGATCTATATAAAAAGTACCGTGTTGTGTCGCGTGTTGTGGATCCAACCCGTATCTTCTACCTTGAAAATCTAACTCTACATTGTAAGAATCTGTAGAGTCTGTATTAATATCACTTAATTGAGTTAACGAGTCAGACGAAGCTTTGTACTTTTCCCAAGATTGACTATCATTATGAACATACGGATCGCCTCCACCTGTGTTTAAATTATCTGGTTCTCCATCATTATCAATATCAGTAAAAAGATATTCTCCATCTGCATCTTGTTTAATACGCATAGGATTAGAAGTTTTACCAGTTGGGTATAGGTTCTTATGTATACCATCATCTCCAACGCAAGATATTGAAACATAATTAACATAATCATGAGGTAATATCATTTTTAAAGAAGATGGTAGTTCTATTTCTTGAGACTTAATAGATCTAAACACATCATATGATAATTCTTGTATAGCTCTCATAGCATGAAACTGAACATCAGTTCTACTAACTTTAGATATTATCTTCCCTTCACCAACATGTATAACCATAAAGGCGTTTATTATATTTTCTAAAGAAACAAATTGATAATTACCGTAGTTAGAGGTATTACCGTAGTATTGACTTTGAGTTTGATTATCTAATAGTCCCATAATTAATCATTTTGTGATTGTTTTGTTTGAGCTTTATCTGTCATAGCTACTTCTACTAATCCAGGTTTTTGTATTATTATTCCGCAAAGTTGTAATATTCTCATAACTAAGTTTTCTTCTTCTGAATAATGAAGAGTAAAATTAGTTGTATATGTTGAATTGTTGTTATGTAGAGCTCTACCATTAACAACTACATAACCCCACTTAGGAGCAGATGGATTCGTGTAGTAATGAAAATTTATAGTAGTAGCTTCTGTTGGGGTTGGAAATATTTCTATATCACCAGCGTGCCTAACATAAACAGGTCTGTTTTTTGTTGGAGCTAGTAATGGATTATTTGTTATATTACCAATATCTTTTCTATCAACTTCTTTAAAAAAATACTCAGGTGAAGTATTACCTGTTTTAACTCTTGAAACAGTATCTAATAAATATGTTGCACTTGGTAAAGCTACATTAGATGTATCAGCTGCTATATCCGACGAAGATTCAACTTTAAATGGATGTAGTTTTTCTGATAACATTTCTAGTTCATCAGCATACTTATAATCATTTTTTAATTTATGATATCCCATTTTAGCATCATGAAAATAGCTATCATATATTTCCATTTGAGCTTTATCAGCCATTAAGTTAAACTCTTGAGGAGTTATATAGCCTCTTTGCTCTTTATTAGCTAATGCTAAAACCTTTTGATATACCGTATCTATATTTACTGCCATTGTTACTTATTGTTATATGGAAATTTTTTATTTAGCCACTCTTTTCTATCATTGCATCCACAATCTTTTTTGTTGACCATATCCATTGCCATTTGCATTAATGATTTTAAACCAGTAGACTTAGTAATTTTTTCTACTGAATCGCCTAATCCTTTTGATTTCATAATAATCTATTTTACTATATTATAGTTACATAATAAAGCGAAAGGTTAGCCCTAAATAAAAATAGCCACCCAAAATGAGTGGCTATTAGTATTAGTCAAAAGATATTAGTTTAATCTTTTTTCTATATTTGCATATATCTCCATGCCTTCATCGGTTTTAAACCAATGAGCTAATGCTGTATATGGATGCTCATCAAAAGGAACGGTCATTATTTTTCTATTTGTAGATGACCACATAAAGTATCTTTGATCGTGAGATAAACTTATTATTCCTAACTCAGTAGCTTTAATACCAAAGTTTCTAAGTTGAACATTATCATCAGAGGCTAACTCTAAGAATAAATAAGGATTTTCTTTAGCAAATAATAATAAATCTCTTTTAAGTTCTTTAGAACTCATTTTAGAAACTTCAGATCCCTTTTCTACTCTCATTATAGCTTCAGCCATATCTATATCCATTTCTCTAGCTAATAATATTGCATCAGCTTCCATTTCTAATATCTCTATTTCATCTGCAGCCCTGATCTCTGGTTGCCATTCATAGTAAACTTTATCTTTGTGCGGATGATATAATGATAATAATTTTTGTAAAACAGTTTTGTTTTTAGGAACAAATAATGCACCTGATCTAAAAACAATATGAGATAATCTTTGATCTCCTTTCATTTCATCAACAAATGAAGTTCTTTGATTTTCACAGTACTTAAGCTCTCTTTCAAACCCTTCTTTTTCATCAAAATAAAATATACCTGCAGATTTAAGCATATATGATAAAGGTCTTTTACCATTTTTTAAATAATAAACCCTATCTTTTATCTCCCAAGTATTTGTTGGTTTAGCTTTTTGTTTAGGAGCTTCAACCTTAGGTTGTTCTTTTACAACCGGCTGTTCTTCAACAGCAACTGTTTCTTCAACTATAGGTTCTTCAACCTTAGTTTGTTTTTTCTTTTTTGCCATAATATAATATATAATATAATTAATAAAAAATATAAGGGCGATACTAGACCGCCCTTATAAAATAAATAGTCTTACTTCATTAACATAAAGTTGTTAGCACCTTGAGTAACTAAACATCTTTCAGTTAAAAAGTGAATCTGCATTGCATCAAGCGCTGATGTAGCAGCTCCAACTGAACCAGTAACCCAAGATTTCATTCTTCGATCATCAGTTTGTGAAGCTCTATATCTAACATGTAAGAAAGGTCTTTTAATACTTTGACCTACAACTTGATCATAAACAGAAGACATACCAGCTGGTATCATAACACCTCTTATAGCGTTAACAGTATCTCTAGCGTTAATACCACCTCTAGTTGCTTTATCATTTAAGTATCTAAAGTCAGATTTGTAGAAGTCGTAAGAACCTCTTCTGAATCCTGAGAAACCTAAATTTAAAGCCATGTCTTCGTCGTTGTCGAATACTCCATAAGAAGTACCTCCAGCTCCGTAAGAATTCATAGAAGCAAGCATATCATCGATAGCTAAACTAGTAGATCTGTTTACAAACATCATGTATTCTTCAATAGCACCTTGCTTGTCAAACTCAGCTAATATAGCATCAAACTCAGCTAAATCAGTAGCAGCATTAACACCAGTTACACCAGTAGTAATATTACCTCTATCTTCAATAGCAGCAAATAAGCCTTCAGTACCAGTAAGTGTAGTACCGTCAGTTCCTAAAAATGCATCTACTTTAGAGTTAGCAGCTGTAGTTTTAATAGATTCTAACATTGCCATTTCAATGTAATCAACGAATCTAGCTCTAGTATCAGCTTCAGCTTTTAAATACCATAAGTAACCAGATTCACCCATTTCATTTGAAACTTCAACCCAACCAACTCTAGAAGCATCTGAACCAGAAACCTCGTAGTAGTCTTTCATTATAATTGGTTTGTTTTGAAAAGACTTGAATTGTGGTTCGTTAGATTGTCTAGATGTGTTACCGTTGTAGTTATCACCTTTTTTAAACTCAGATCCATAAACTAATATAGTACAAGAATCTTCTGTCGCATCAGCAGCTAAACCAGCGTTTGCTAAAGTTGCAGTTGAGTTACCAGCATTGTAAAGAGCGATATTAATATCATCTTCATCAACAGCAGTAACGATACCTTGTGCAGTTGTACTAGCATCTGCTATTAATACCATATCATTAACTCTAACACCGTGATCAATACCTGATGTTGAGATTGCGTTACCATCAATATCAGAGTCGATTTGAATAGTACCACCCTCTTCATTACTGTTATCAGCTTGTTGAGTCGCGTTAGTTATGTGTCCAGTATAAGATAAATGTAATCTTCCTTGTTCTGACCAAACAACTTGATCAGCAGTCATTGATTCTTCTGCACCAACTTGTGAAAGGAAACCAGAGATTGTTCGTGGACCGAAAACCTCAGCTTCTTGTTCCATTAAGTCAGGTACATATTGTTGCGCCCAGCCTTGTCCAGCTGAAGACGCTAAATCTAAATAGTTTGTGCTCAAAGTCGCTTTAGTTGCGTTTGGCGTACTATTTAAATTACTTCCCGCAGTAATTGCCATAATATATTCTTTTTAAATTTTAACTTTTTTTCCTAAACTTAAAAGATCTATTTTTTATATCAGAAGAAGACTCACCTAAAACCCTGTACTTAACACCACCAGTATTAACCTCGCCGTGTGTTTGTCTAGGTTCAATATTAATGTTTTTGTCTTTAGCAATTTTATCTTTAATAGCATCTGCTTTACCTTGCTCGTAAAAATGTTTAGCAATAGTATCAGCATTCATAGCTGTAAATAAAGATTTGTGGTAACCAGCAGCATCATCAATAGTTGATTTATCTTTACTAGCAAACTTGTTAATAAAATTATCTATGTTACTCTGTGTTTCCCTTACTTTGTCAACATCTTTAACATTAACTCTAAATTTTTTGTCTCCAACTTGATAATCAAAACCTTTGAAATTTTCATTGAAAAGCGTTTTAGTTTTATTTAAAAATGTTCTTTGACTTTTTTCAGTTAACTTTTTCTGACTTTCTTGATCTTTATTGTATCTATTAAAAAAATTAATAGCTTTCTGTTGTTCTTTTGTAAGTCTACTTCCAGCTTTAATTTCTTCATAGTATTTAGACTTTTGCCTGTCTAAGTGGGCTCTAGCCTCGGCAACTTGCTCTTTGAGGGCTATCTTTTTTCTCTTTATATCTTTAGCTTCATCAACTTCTTCATCATAACTAAATTTTTCTTCTAATATAAAGTTTCTTTCTTCTGGAGATAAATGAGATTTTGTTGTTCTATAATACTCATCTAGAATATCAGCATCATCCATATTGGATATATCTCTATTTAGATTAACATAATCAGATAGATCTCCACCTGTTTCTTCCATAAAGTTGATTAGCTTTTCTATTTTCTCAGGTAAAGGTTTTCCTGTTTGTTCAGCTTCAGTAATTGCTTCTTCAACTTCTTGTTCTACTTGTGCTACTTCTTCTTCTTCTTCAGTAACTTCCTGTACAACCGGTGTTTCTTCTTTAACCTCTTCAACTTCTTCTTTAACTTCCTGTTTTGGTTCAGCGTTGACCACAACTACTTCTTCTTCAACAGGTTTTTCTTCAACCTCTTCTTTGTTAATAGGTTTGTCTATATTCACCTTTATAACGTCATCTACTGGTTTTTTTATTTTAACCTTTGTAACGTTGTCTTTTTTGTTTTTAGTCTCTTCGACTTTTTTTGTTTCTTCTGCCATAATAAAATTTTATAAAATATTAAATATTAAGATTCAAATCTTTCTAAATTTGCACCTCCTGTAAGTATATCATTACCTGATGATTCAAATTTCTTAAGTGATTCACCCCCTTTTCTTTGCTCTATCATCTGTGATTGCCTATCAGCTTGCATGTTTATTCTTTGATCTTTTCTATCTTCTCTAATAGATTCTAGTCTCGAAGCTATCTCTCTTTCTTCTTTTTTAACGTCAGTATTTAACTCAAACTCTAACATCATTAATTCTTTCTTAACTCTAGCTTCTTGTTCTAAATACCTCATTTTAAGAGAACTTTTTGTTTTCTCTAAACCAACTTGATTTTCATACATAGCGTTATCTTGCTCCATTTTTATTTTAGCTGCTTCTTGTGCTGCAGCAGTATTAGCTTGCGACTGAGCTTGTATGTTTTGTTGTTGTATTATTTGATCACGCTCTAATTTCTTTTTTCTTTTTATTTTTAAAAGTTGATTAGCTAGCTTTACGTTTCTAGTGTCTCTTATATCAATAGCATCATCTAAATCTATAAGTTTTTGAGCTAAGGCCATTTGTATATTATTCTCTAATATAGCTTTTTCTTCTTCATCTGGAAGTAACTCTATAAATATACCAAAATCATATAAATGTAATTCTGCCATTTCAGATAATGTAGCAACATTGTGAGCACCAATAGCTCTTATAAAAGCATCTCTTGTTGGAGAATACTCTATTATATCAGATATTCTAAGTGATAAACACTCTGCTGATTCAGCCGTTAAATAAAGCATTGATTGTAGTATATGTCT